CCTCTCTTTTCATAAAATCGTACTTTTTTTGTAAAAATGATGTATTATTAAAAAATGATAAAACGCGGAAGAAAATCAGAAGCCTCAATCCTCTCGCCCCAGGCGCGGATTTTGACCACTAACACTAGGTTGGCTGCTCCATCCCACCTTACCGATGCAGAAATGTCGGTTTGGACTGAGGTGGTCAATGACCAGCCAGCCACTTCGTTCACGGCTACCCATTCGCCACTGCTTGAGATGTACTGTCGGCACATAGTACAAGGTCGTATATTGGCCGATGAGATTCTCAACTTTGACCGAAGCTGGCTTGCCGATGACGATGGCCTTAAACGCTATGACCGATTGCTTGGTATGGCGGAGCGCGAAACACGAGCCGCTTCTTCATTGGCTACTCGTATGCGTATCACTAGGCAAGCACTTCACCCTGAAACAGCGACTAACGAAGTTGCTCGACATGTAAAATCTAAAAAGCCGTGGGAAATGGCTGAGATGGCAGATAACGATTAACGATGGCTAAATTATCAGCAAGAACGCTTAGGAATGTAAAGTGGATTGAATCTAACCTATACATCCCTGATGGTAGAATGGTTGGTCAGCCTTTTTTGCTGACAAGTGAACAGAAAGAGTGGATGGAACTGATTTACGGCTCTCCGACTAGGATGTTCATTGATAGCATGGGTCGTAAGAATGGTAAGACTACTTTCTCGGCTGCGATTACATTGCTTCACCTGGTTGGGCCTGAGTATGTACACAATGGTCAGATATTCTCGGCAGCGCAATCTCGTGACCAAGCCGCCATTCTTTTTAGCTTATGCGCTAAGATGGTCAGACTGTCACCAACATTGTCGCAGTTTGTCGGAATACGTGATACAGCCAAACAGCTCTACTGCACTGAGCTTGGCACATTGTATAGGGCTTTATCTGCGGATGCCTCTACAGCATACGGATTAAGTCCGTCACTTATCATTCACGATGAGTTGGGTCAGGTTAAAGGCCCTAGGTCAGAATTATTTGAAGCATTAGAAACAGCAGCTGGCGCTCAGGCCTCTCCTTTGAGCATTGTAATTAGTACACAGGCGAGGACAGATGGTGACTTACTTTCAATTCTTATTGACGATGCTCTTAGTGGCGCAGACCCAACAATCAAAGTTATTCTTTACACGGCTCCATTGGAGGATGATCCGTTTGACGAAGCCACGATTAAAAAGGCGAACCCACATTACAAGCTGATGAATAAAGCGGAAGTGATGAAACAAGCGTCTGATGCCAAGCGGATGCCAAGTTCAGAGGCTTCTTACCGTAACTTAATTTTGAATCAGCGCGTAGAATCGTCAAATCCGTTCATAACTAGGACAGTTTGGCAAGAAAACGGTGAACCACCAGCAGAAATGGATGGATTATCATTTTATGCAGGTTTAGACCTTTCTTCTGTAAATGATTTGACTGCACTTGTACTTGTAAGCGATAATGGAGATGTTCATTGTAGGTTTTGGTTGCCAGAGGAAGGATTAGCTGAGAAATCAAGGTCTGACAGGGTTCCGTATGATTTATGGGCTAAAGATGGTTATTTATTAACCACGCCTGGTCGTTCCATTGAATACGAATTTATTGCTTACGAATTGCGTGATATATTTAATACATGTAATATTAAACAATTAGCATTTGACCGATACAACATGAAGTTCTTAAAACCTTGGCTTGAGAAGGCAGGGTTCAGTGAAGAAGAACTTGAACGGTTTGTTGAGTTTGGACAGGGATTTATTTCCATGTCACCAGCTATCCGTGAATTAGAATCTAAATTGCTACAGAAGCAATTAAAGCATGGAAATCATCCTGTGCTTACAATGTGTGCTGCAAACGCTATAACAGTAAACGACCCTGCTGGTAATCGTAAGTTTACGAAACAGAAGTCTAACGGAAGAATCGATGGTATGCAAGCGTTAGCTCAAGCTGTTGGTGTCATGCCACAAGAAGCAGAAGCTGATTTTGATGAATATTTAAGGAACGCCATTTCACTATGAACTTTTTTACTAGAATTGGTAGCTGGATGCAAGAAGGTCTTAGGCGCATTGTAGGCGTTCAATATGGCATCCCATCAGCTTACGCAGACACCTCCGCCTCCCCAGTTACCTTTGATAGTGCCTTACAACTAAGTTCCGTGTGGGCTTGCGTTAAGTTAATCTCTGAAACAGTATCTAGTTTACCTCTCACAGTCTATAAACTCACTCCAACTGGCCGTAAAATTGACACAAATCACCCATTAACATTGCTTTTTAACGGTAAAGTGAACCGTTATCAGACAAAAATAGAGTTTTTTGAAACAGTTTTGCTTAATTTGCTCACTTCTGGCAATTCTTATTGTTATATTCAACGAATCAATAACGATAGGATAGTCGGCTTGTTGCCATTGATGTCGGCTGACATGACAACCACTCTTTTAGAGAATGGATCCATCGTTTATGAGTATGCAACCGACACTGGCGTCAATATTTACTCTGAAACCAACATTTGGCACTTAAAACTGATGGGTAACGGTGTTATTGGGCTTAGTCCACTAGCATACCAACGAAATACACTAGGAATTGCCCAAGCAGCTGAATCGGCTGTTACTAACATTTATAAAAACGGTGCCAAGCCGTCAGGCGTGTTGTCAATGGACAAATTTTTGACACAAGAGCAACGTGATTTGGTTCGTAGCAAGTTCTACAACTTGTCAGCAGGTTCAGAAGAACGCTTGATGGTGCTTGAGGGTGGCATGAAGTTTGATGCAATCAGCCTTTCACCGCAAGACATTGAGTTGTTGGCTTCTCGCCAATTCCAGATCAGTGAGATATGCCGTTGGTACGGTGTGCCTTCTGTAATGATTAACGATACATCAAGTTCTACGGTATGGGGTTCAGGTATTGAGCAAATAGTGTCAGGCTTCTACAAGTTGACATTAAGACCATTAATGGAGAAAATTGAAGCGTCTATTTTAATTAACTTAATGAACCCCAATGACGCACAGCGCCATGAGGTTGAATTTGATTTTAATGCACTTACTCGTTCCGACCTAAAAACAAGGTTTGATTCATACCGTGTTGGTATCTATGGAGGCTTTATGACACCTAACGAGGCTAGAAGGTTAGAAGGTATGCCTGATGAAGAAGGTGGAGATAGCTTATACATGCAAGGTGCAAACATGAAACTAACGGACATTGAAACTAACCCATTGGGGGCTACAAATGGAAACCAAGCAAATATCACTATCTAATACGGAGCTAAAATTCGTAGGCAATGCTTTTGCCTTTAGCGGATATGCTTCTATGTTTAACGGTGTCGATTCTTATGGCGATACTATTGAACCAGGCGCTTACAAGAATACTTTAGAAGGCCGTGACCGACCAGTTCGCATGCGCTGGAACCATTATGGCGATATTATCGGCAAGTGGACTAGCATACGCGAGGATGAGAAGGGTCTGTATGTAGAAGGTGAATTAACGCCTGGTCATACTAAAGCAGCAGACGTATTTGCATCATTGAAACACGGTGCAATTGATGGCTTGTCTATTGGCTATCGCGTTAAAGCGTTTAACCAAATGGATAACGACAGACGCTTACTTAAAGAAATTGATTTAGTAGAAATTAGTGTAGTTGAAGAACCTGCCGACTTAGCAGCTCGTATTTCAGAAGTTAAGTCAGCATTAGAATCAGCTAATTCACTAAAAGAGATCGAGAGCTTACTGCGCGATGTTGGCGGCTTCTCAAGGGTTGATGCGAAGCATCTTGTTAGTAAAATCAACTCCCTAAATCAGCGTGAAGCTGAGGCGGAAAAACAAAAACAAGATATTGCAAGTTTATTACTTAAATTTGGCATTACGCCTAACAAATAAAGGATATTATCATGTCTGAAGAAATCAAAACAATGTTGGAAAGCGGCTTAAAAGCTCTTTCTGAAAAACAAGTTGCCCTTGAGAAATCAATGGAGCAATACCACGGCCAATTAGATGAAAAATCTAAAGTTGATAATGAAGTTAAATCAGAAGTTAAACAACTTGCTGAAGATTACTCTAAAATCAATGCAGAAATTTCAGCATTAGGTCAAAAATTAGCTGATGGCGTAAAAGCCAAAGAAGAATCAGTTATTTTAACTGCTGGTGATGAGTTTGTTAAATCAGAACAGTTCAAATCATTCCTAAACGCTAATAGCCGCAACGCTATCATCCGTATGGAAGTAAAAAACACTGTAACTTCTGGTTCTACAACTTCATTCCCATTAAACCGCGCTGGTATCATTCCAGGTAACTTTGCTCCTGTTACTATTCGCCAAGTATTGCCTTCAATCGGTGTTACTAGCAACATGGTAAACAGCCTACGTGAAGCCTCATGGACTAACGATGCAGCTGGCGTTGCTCAAGGTGCTGCTAAACCTGAATCAGATATCACATTTGAACAATACAACGTGGCAATTGAAACTGTAGCTCACTGGATCAAAGTATCTAACCAATTATTGGCTGATGCTCCTGCTGTTGCTGCTTATATCAATACACGTTTACGTGATGGTCTAGCACAAAAAGTGGATAGCCAATTGTTGAATGGTAACGGTACATCTCCTCAATTATCAGGTTTGACAGACACAGGTAACTTTACTGCTTACACTGCTGTTGCTGGTGACTTGCTAGTTGATGCTATCAACCGCGCTAAATACCAATTGTGGGCTATTGGTCGCGCACCAGACACAGTTATTGTGAACCCTGCTGATTGGGGTGCAATGGAGCGTACTCGTGAATACACAGCTGGTGACGGTGCTTACTTGTACGGCATGCCTGGTACATTTGGTAATGCAAATCCATTTGGCGTACAAGTTGTAATGTCAAACAACATGGCTGCTGGTAAATTCTTGATTGGTCAATTGAATGGCTCTGCTATTGCTTATGACCGCCAAGGCTCTACAGTTGAAATGGGCTACATCAACGATGACTTCACTAAAAACTTAGTGACAATCCGCGCTGAAGAACGCCTAGGTCTTGGTGTTGATCGTCCTACAGGTATCTTGTACGGTGATTTCACTGCTGTTGCTTAATAGCTAGATAAAGGGGAGTTGGAGAAATCCGCTCCCTTTTTTAATTTGGAGTATATTATGAAAGTAAAAGCACTTAAGGTTTTTTACCATGACCGTTTAGGTAAGGTAAGCATTGGGCAAGAAGTTGATTTGCCTAAAAATCAAGTTGATATGTATTTAGAGAAGAAAGCCGTTGAAGTTTATGCTACTAAAGTAGCTGAACCTAAAGTTGAAGAAGTAAAAAAAGAAACAAAAACAAAAGCTAAATAATTATGAACATTAAATTCCCATATTGGCAAGGATTATTGAAACTATTGACTGATATGGGTGATGGTACCTATGCGGAAAGAATGGAAGCATATCCCCCTAAAGTTTTGATGACAGATGGGGATGGCACATACGCTCGTATGCGCGTAGATGTTGGGCAGACAGGGTTCTTTGCTGGCCGTGAGGCTAGAACATTTTATGAATTTGCCATACCAACAGGTGAAGAACAAGTAATTAAAGTTGTCGCGCCAATTAACACCATTATTCAAAATTTTGGCGGTGAGTTGCATTTGGCAGAGTTAAGAATTGAACTTCGATACGGTGGAACTGAAGGTGGAACATTTGCAACGTCACTTCCAATCTTTAGAACCAATACAATGACTTCTGCATCTACTTATACGCCACAAATAACAATGGCAACAGGCGGAACCCATACTGGTGGTACTACTGTAGATTTGTTGCATTTATTTAGCGGTGATAATCAAAATAAAGCAGTTGATAGCAGTGCATCAGAGGAACAGCCACAAGGTTTCCCTGCTGGAACATATTACATTCATCTAATTAATGTTGATGGCGCTACTGCCACAGGTATATTTAGAGCAAGATGGGAAGAACGACCTTAATGTTTACATAGTAAAAAAACTTAAGGTATAATGATTGTAGATAATTGAATAGATATTAACGAGGTAAGTTATGCCAGCAGCAAATTATGATTTATATATTGAGCAGGGTGCAACTTATTCTCAAGAGTTTGTGTGGAAAGATAGCGAAGGAACGCCTATCGATTTATCAACATATACTTCTCGCATGCAAGTTCGTCAGGTTAAAACAGAGAATATCATATTAAACCTAACTAATACTAGCGGAATGACGCTTGGTGACGATGGTTCAATTAAAATAGAAGTTTCAGCAACAGCCACATCTGCGTTGCCAACATTAAGTGCTAGGTATGACCTAGAGCTACAAAGTACAGACGGAACGGTAACAAGACTACTTCAGGGAGAGGTTGTTATTTCAGCAGAGGTTACTAGATGACTGATGTAGTTGAAATTATCCGTGATTTAGCGCCAACAATCATTGATGTATATGCCGATCAAGAACCTACAATAGTAAATGTTGTAGCTGTTGGGCCACAAGGCCCTCCTGGGCCAGCATCACCAGATATTGCTGGTTATCCAGTATCTGCGGCAGATTTAATTAACGGAGATGTATTAGGTTTTAATGGAGCAGCTTGGTATAACAGGCGGCAAGAATCTCTAGCAGATGGCGGCAATTTTTAATTAAGGAATTATCATGGCAAATACAATCAGAGTTAAACGTAGGGCAAGTGGCGGTGGTGCAGGAGCGCCAGCTTCTTTAGCAAACGCTGAACTAGCGTTTAACGAACAAACGAATGTTCTGTACTACGGAACAGGCACTGGTGGCTCTGGAGGCTCTGCTACCAGCGTTATCGCTATTGCAGGTAATGGCGCGTTTGTTGATACCTCTACTACTCAGACTGTTGGCGGCACAAAAACATTCAGCAACACGATTACTGGTTCTGTAAGTGGCAATGCTGGCACTGTAACGAACGGTGTGTACACTACTGACACAGGAACAGTTACCAACACAATGTTGGCTGGTTCTATTGCTAATACTAAATTAGTAAACTCAAGCGTAACTGTTGGTACAACGGCCATTGCTCTTGGTTCATCATCAACTACATTGGCTGGCTTAACTTCAGTCACATCAAGCAGCTTTGTTGGCCCTTTAACTGGTAATGCCTCAACTGCAACTACTGCTGCCGCTTTAACCACAGCTCGCACGATTGCTTTTACTGGCGATGCTACAGCTTCAGGTACTTTTGATGGTTCAGCTAATTATAGCCAAGCCTTAACGCTTGCAACTGTAAACGCCAATGTTGGTTCATTTATGAAAACAACGGTTAATGCTAAAGGTTTAACAACTTCAGCATCTACCGCAAACATCAATGATTTAACCGTTCCAACGGCTGACTATGCTTTTGGTGGCTTTAAAATTACAGGTCTTGCAGATCCAGTATCAGCACAAGATGCGGCAACGAAACAGTATGTTGATAGCGTTGCACAGGGCTTAGACCCTAAAGCGTCTTGCGTTGCAGCGACTACTGCAAACATCACTTTATCAGGCCCACAAACTATTGATGGCGTGTCTGTTATTGCTGGTGATCGAGTGTTGGTTAAAAACCAAACTACTCCAGCACAAAATGGTATTTACGTTGCTGCGGCAAGCACATGGTCACGCGCAGCAGATATGGATGCTTGGGCTGAAGTGCCTAATGCGTTTACCTTCGTTGAAGGTGGTACAACTCAGTCAGATACAGGTTTTGTTTGTACAGCCAATGCTGGTGGTACTATCGGCACCACAGCAATTACATTTGTGCAATTCAGCGGTGCTGGTACATACACTGCTGGTACTGGTTTAACATTAACTGGTGGCGCATTTAGCATAACCAACACAGCCGTTACAGGTGGCTCTTACGGATCAGCTTCTAGCGTAGGTACATTTACTGTAAATGCTCAAGGTCAACTAACTGCTGCGGCTTCTACTGCCATTGCCATCGCTAACACTCAAGTTAGTGGTCTTGGCACTATGTCAACTCAAGCGGCAAGCAATGTGGCTATCACAGGCGGTTCAATTACTAATCTAAGTACATTTGATGGAATTACAATTGACGGTGGCACATTCTAAGTAACATTAACCCTGCTATATAGCAACGAAAGGGAAGCCACATGGCAAATGTAATAAAACCAAAGCGTTCCAATACTGCCGCTAAAGTGCCTAACACATCTGAGTTGTTATCAGGTGAGTTAGGTGTAAACATGGCAGACAGAAAAGTTTACATCAATAATGGCACATCTGTTGTTCAAGTCGGGGCTGGATTATTGTCAGCCCTTGGCGATGTTGTTTTAACAACTCCATCAAACGGTCAAACCCTATCCTACAACGGTACTAACTGGGTCAATGCAGCAGCTGGAGCAGGTACGGTTACATCTGTAACAGGCACTTCTCCAATAGCCTCATCAGGTGGCTCAACCCCAGCAATTAGTTTGTCTGCAAATTATGGCGATACATTAAATCCTTATGCAAGTAAGACGGCTAATACATTCTTAGCAGCGCCAAACGGTGTGGCAGGTGTTCCAACATTTAGAGCCGTTGTTGCGGCTGATATTCCAACGCTTAATCAAAACACCACAGGCAGTTCGGGTTCATGCACAGGTAATGCGGCAACAGCGTCAGATGCTAGTTTATTAAACTCAATATCAGCAATTAATTTGTATAACAACATGGGGCAAGTTCATTCAACTAGAACATCATTTGACGCGGCTGGTGGGGCTTTATCTTCAGGATTTGGTTATAGATTTGTTCAGGGAAATACTAATAGTCCAGCAACAAACAGCGCAACACAATACTATGCTTGGAACATTGGTTTAGGTAGTGAATATGCTTTTAATTCGTATGCCGCTCAATTTGCATTACCAAGAAATGTATCAACGCCTTATTTATCAGTTAGGTATGAAGAAGCGGGCGTATTAGGGGCTTGGCAAAAAATATCAGCAGGATTTGCCGATTCTGCAACAAACGTAACAGGTATAGTCGCTATTGCTAACGGTGGTACAAACTCAACTGCCACTGCTACAAATGGTGGGGTGGGGTATGGAACAGGTACAGCTCATGCTTATACAGCAGCAGGTACAGCAGGACAAGTAATTGTATCAAACGGTGCAGCTGCTCCTACGTGGCAAGAATTAACATTATTGAATTTGCCAGGAGCTTGGGTTAAAAAGGCTTGCGATTGCGCTACAACTGCTGCTTTAACATTAAATACAGCACAGACAACTATTGATGGGGTAACGATTTCCGCAGCCTCTCGCGTATTGGTTAAAAATCAAGCAACGGCTTCACAAAATGGTATATACACAGGTGTAACAACTACTACTTGGGTACGTGCTGTTGATGCAGATACAGCAGGTGAAATAGCAGGTGCATTTGTCAATGTTGATTCTGGTACAGTCAATGGCGGTAAAGTATTTGATAATGATTTTAAAGCCACCGATACAATAGGCACAACTGCAATGAACTGGTCGCAGAATGTGGATACTGGTTATTTCACAACCGTTGGCCATAGCTTTGCTACATTAACAAACCCAAGCGCGGTTACATTCCCTAGAATGAACGCTGACAATACTGTTTCTGCTTTAGACGCGGCAACATTCAGAACGGCTATTGGTGCAGGTACTAGCTCTACTACAGGTACTGTTACAAGCGTTGCGACAGGCACAGGACTATCTGGCGGAACCATAACAACAACTGGTACTATTTCATTAGCTAATACAGCTGTTACCGCAGGGTCATACACAAACACAAACCTTACCGTTGATGCACAAGGTCGAATCACAGCTGCTTCAAACGGAACTGCTGGCGGAGTATCAAGCATTGCTGGTACTGCCAACCAAATTACAGCATCGGCTTCTACAGGCGCGGTTACATTAAGCACTCCAAGTACATTTATTGCTCCAGGCTCTATTGCTGCTACAACCACAGTATCAGGTACGACACTTACAGCGACATCTGGCTTTATTTTAAATGGGCTTACAATATCTACGTCTTACTCAATACCAAGTGGAAATAGTGCAATGTCAACTGGGCCAATTACAGTGAATAGTGGTGTTACAGTAACCATCCCTAGCGGATCACGCTGGGTAGTTCTATAAGGATACAATATGAAATATAAGATAACAACTCAAGTTACTGTAGAGCCGATTACTTTATGTGAAGCAAGAAGCCATCTTAGAATAGAGCCGTTTGGGTACCCACTAGCTCATCCTGATGATTCAGATATTACATTGCTAATATCCTCTGCAAGAGAATGGTGTGAGCAGTACATTCGTAGGGCTTTAGCAACACAAACAGTCACTATGTCATTAAGTCAGTTTGAAAATGCTATTGAGTTGCCTTTAGCTCCTGTACAATCTGTAGTATCAGTAAAATATTACGATACATCAAATGTTCTTCAAACATTAGATCCTTCTGTTTATTATGTTGATTATTTTGATTCTGTTATTTACTTAGAGGTAAATAAAACATGGCCAAACACAGTCACTCGTGAAACGGCAGTAGTTATTGAATACGTGGCTGGATACACAAAAACTGTTGGTACTAATTTAGCACCTTTGCCAAATCCAATAAAATCAGCCATGCTATTATTAATTGGTAGCTTGTATGAGAATCGCCAAGAAGATATGTTAGGTAGTTCAAGAGTAACATTTAACTCATTGCCAATGGGCGTATATAACTTATTACAATCATATCGACTAGGGTTGGGCGTATAATGCAAGTTGGAAAACTAGATAGATACATTCGCATAGAGAAGAAAACAGTAACCAAAGATGAGAATTATGGTTCTGAAATTATCTCATGGGATACATACAAAGAGTGTTGGGCAAATGTTCAAGACATTACAACTCGTATGCAAGAATCTACTAATAGTGATTTAAGATTACTTAAACAGCCATGCAAAGTATTGGTTAGGTATGACGCTGGTATTAATGCAACAATGCGAATTGTTATGCTTGATAGAGATAACAGGATATTGCAGATTGTAACTAAACCTGCTGAGATCGGCAGGAAGGAAGCAATGGAATTTACTGCTGAGGACTACTCTCAAAATGGATGATACAATTAGAATCCGTGGTGGTAAGGAGCTTGGTCAGTTTCTTCAATCATTGCCATTGAAGATTGAAAAGAATATCATGCGAGCAGCTTTAAGAGCTGGAGCAGGTGTTATTGCAAAAGAAGCAAAAAAGAATGTACCAATTAAATATGGTAAATTAAAGAAAAGCATAAGAACAGGTAGTAATGCAAAAAAAGGCCATGTTGAGGCTTATTTATTGGCTGGCGGTAGAAGTAGCAAAGCAGGAAAAGATAAGAGTGCTTTCTATGCTACATTTGTTGAGTTTGGAACGGCTGCTCATATTATTAAGGGTAAAGACGGTGGGATGTTACGTTTTGTGGCAAAAGACGGCAAGACTATAAAAACTCCACAAGTATCTCATCCAGGTGCAGTTGCTAAACCATATATGCGCCCAGCGTTAGATAGTAAAGCAAATGAAGCTGTTGACGCGGTGGCGCAAAAGATCCGCGAAAGATTAACAAAAGAAGGTATTAATAATGTAGCGCCTGAAGGAAGTGATTGATGTCAGCCGAAAAAGTCATATATAATTTACTTTCTACAAATGCACCGTTATTAGTGCAAGTACCTAAAGTAAGAATTTTTCCTAGTTTAATACCACTAGGAACAACTTTGCCAGCTATAGCATATATGTTAGTATCTAGCACAGAACAAACTGCTATCGGTTTAACTTCTGAAATATATAGAAGCAGAGTTCAAGTTACTATTGCAGCGAATACTTATCCTCAAGTTAAGGAAATCGCTGCATTAGTAGTAGCAGCTTGTAACCATAGGCAAGGCACGTTTAATGGGGTCAAAACTGATAGTGTAATAAAAGACGTGGTTAATGCGGATTTTAGAGATGATGAAGTAGGAATATTTTACTCCACCATTGACTTCCGTATTGTTCATAGCAATTAATTTAATTTTTAAGGAGTATTATTATGGCACTTGGAACCGTAGCAGGAACCGCAATTAGTATCAGTGCAGCCCAGCCAGCAACTTTTGATGGCACTGGTTACGCTGCTTTAACATGGACAGTAATTGGTAATATTGATGACGGTGGTGAGCATGGTCGTGAATATGCTGAAGTTACTTTTAATCCAATCGACACTCGTGGTACACGCAAATATAAAGGCTCATTCAATGAAGGTACAAAAACCTTATCCATTGCTTATGATTCTGTAGATGCAGGTATGGTTGTATTAAAAACTGCTGTTCTTTCAGACGATGACTATAGCTTTAAAGTAGCCTATCCAAATGGCGATGTTGATTACTTCCAAGCTAAAACATTATCATTGAAAAAAGCAACAGGCGGTGTTGATACAATGCGTATGGCATCTGTAAGTCTATCTATTACTACAAACGATGCAGGTATTGGCATTGTTGAAGTATTAGATTAATAAGTTTTTGAGGCTAGAGCATTAGCTGACAAACCGTGTTCCTCCGTCACGCGCCTCATCTTTTTACGGAGTTTTTTTAACGGAGAGTATTATGACCAAAGAGTTTGATTTATCGCAGTTTGAAACAATAGATACGGCAACATTAACAGTTCTCAACCCCAAAGGTGAGGACTTGTTATTTAATGGTAAGAAAGTATTGATTAATGTTTATGGCCCAGGCTCTAAAGAATTTGTTAATGCTAAATACAAATTAGATAACGCAGTTCAAACACGATCTATTGCTATGTTGCGTGGCAAAGCATCTAAAAATGCCGCTGAAGAAACACGTCAGTTACAAGCTGAGTTTTATGCAGCAGTGACAGCATCCATTGATAACTTCCCTATTGATGGCGGTGCATTTGCTTTATACAGCAATCCAAAACTTAACTACATAACCGAGCAGGTAGAAAAGTTCCTGAATGAAACTGAAAATTTTATGCCGAGCTTGCCAACGAAGTAATAACATTTGTCAGGTATTATGTATGGTTATACACGATACCTGATAAGCAGGAAGTAAGTAGAATAGAGCAGTACGAAGAATCTGGTGCAGAAGTAATGTGGCCAGATTTAACTTGCAGATATTTGTTTGACTACTTAATGAGTGCTGGTGCTTGTATGAACACAGGGATGGGGCAAGCACCATTTAGTTGGCAAGAGTTAGCATCGTGGCAAGAGCAAAATGGATTTACCCTAAAGCCTTGGGAATTAAGTATAATAAGGAAAGCCTCTGCGGTATATGTTGAGCAAGTGCATTTGTCTAGCAAGATAGACTGCCCACCGCCAGGCAAAGTAGTTGAGCAAGACCAATCCAAGTTGGCTCAACATATTAAAGATATATTACGCTAGAGGTTCACTATGGCTCTTTCTGCTGGTTCAATTGAGATTAAATTATTTGCTGATATAGCGCGTCTGCAAGCAGACATGAACAAGGCAAATAAAAGCGTTGATACCGCAATGCGGAACATCGACAAGTCCGTTACATTGGCTAAAAACGCATTTAGCGGACTTGCTGGTGCTTTTGGAGTAGCCTCCATATTAAAAACAGCCGATGAGTATAAGAAGTTTGATTCTCAACTTCAGTTGGCAACAAAATCCCTTGAAAAATATAATATTGCCTACCGTGATGTGGCTAGGATTGCTCGTGAATCTCAGTCTGACATTGGCTCTATTGGTGTTCTATACGCACGTCTAACAAACAACTTGCGCGACTTTGGTACATCTCAAAAAGAAATCGGGATGATTACAGAATCGGTTGCGTTGAGCTTACGTGTTTCAAATGCAACGGTTCAAGAAACCAATTCTGTTATGTTGCAACTTTCTCAATCATTTGGTTCTGGCAAGATAAACGGTCAAGAGTTCTTAGCCGTATCAGAAGGCGCACCAATGATAATGAGGCAGTTAGCCAAGTCATTAGGCGTGACTTATGGTGAACTGAAAAACATGTCAACCCAAGGTGAGTTGACTGCTGAAGTATTGAAAAAAGCACTGACTGATCCTGCGTATCTTGCTGGATTGCAAGAGCAAGTTAAATCAGTTGGCACCATCTCTAGTGCTATCACTGTACTTAAAAATAACTTTACATTGTTTATTGGTGAAGCAGATAAAGCAGATGGTGTTTCTACAAAAATTAGTCAAACAATAATATTGTTAGCTGACAACTTAAACATACTTGCCAATGCTGCTTTAGTTGCTGTTGGAGCGCAATTAGGTAAATTTGTCCTAGGCGTTAATGCTTCTATTCGAGCAAGTCAAATTCGCCAAATTGAGATTGTTAAAGAGAATTTATTATTAAAAGAAAAAGCATTAGCTGAAGCGGCTTCAACAGCAGCCTTGGCTAATAATGCTAGGGCAACAACCGCATGGGCAGCTGCTAACTCAGTAGCTATGCGTGAACAGGTTATTTTAAACAATGCCGTTGCAGCAAGTTCTACATTGGCAGCAAGGGCGCTCACAGGTTTTAAAGTTGCCGTTGCAGCACTAGGCGGCCCAATTGGAATTGCAATTACAAGTTTCCTATTATTTGGCGATAGCATCCTTCAATGGATTGATAAAGCTCGTGGCATGACACCAGAGCTTAAAAAGATAAACGACCAAATAGAACGAAGCAAAAAACTTACAGCTCAAGGCATTATGGCAAATGATGCAATGGCTGATGAGAAAACAAAAATAAACGATACTATTAAGTTGATTGCAACATTGCAAGAACAGCGTGATCGTGTTTCAAAAATGGGCAAGGGTGCTGGCCCATACATGATGTTTACAAATCCAAAAGAAAAGTTAGCTGAGATTGATGCTCAAATAGCACAAGGCCGTAAAAACATTCTTGATTATTCAAATGCTATTGCTATAGCTGCTGACGTAGAAGCAAGCAATGTAAATAAAACTTCTGAAGAATATAAAAAGTTAAGTAAAACACTTGAAACACGAAAAGAATTGGCTATTGCCTACAGCCGAGATATGCAAATTATTATGCTTGACGGTAAAAAAGATGGATTGCCTGATTCTGAAATTCTTGCAAAATTAGATATATTAAAAGAAAAATACGACAAAGCTACTGGCGCTACTAAAGAGGCAACTAAAGCCAAGAAAGACTATGCCAAGACATTAAAAGAAGCACAAGAAGCTGCTAGGGAAGAAGATTTAGCTTCAATGGAACTTGATAAAACTACTAGACTGCTCAAAGAGGCAATGGATGAAGTAAACAAGGTTCAAATTGCAACTCAAAAAGCAATTGATGACAAGATAGAAAAACTAGTTATTGAGATTGATACTTACGGTAAAACAGAAGCCGCCATTGAAGCGACTAACTTATCACGCCTAACAGAGCGTAAAATCTTGATGGAAGCAAAAGGCGAGAATGTCGATGCGTTAAATCTTGAAATTGCAACACGCATGAAGTTGCTTGAATTGACTGCTCAGAAAGAGCAATTAGACAGAGATAAAAAAGAAGCCGATAAAGAGAATAAAGAATCTTTAAAAGAAGAAGCATCACTAATTAAAGAGCTTGAGCGTATCTATGATGGCTTTGCTAAGAACTCTGCACAAGCTATGACAGACTTCTTCACTAATACACAGACAAGTTTCACAGATATGATTAACTCAATTCTGACAGACTTGTTGCGCCTAAGTATTCAAAAGCAAATAACAGAGCCATTGTTTAATTCAATAAGCAATGCGTTAGGCGGAGCTGGTGGTATTGGTGGATTCTTTAGTGGATTGATTGGCGGTAATGGCGGAGTTAGCGCGACTGCTGGAGCTTACAGCATTGACCAAAATCCATACTTAAACTACGGTGGTGCAAATGCAGCAGGTGGCCCTGTCAATCCAAAGCATAGTTACTTGGTTGGCGAGCGTGGTGCAGAAATGTTTGTTCCACAAGCCACAGGAACTATTGTGCCTCAAAGCAAAATGGGTTCTAATGTATCTGTTGTAATCAACAACAACAGCTCATCACAAGCCTCTGCAAATGAAACAATAGACAGCCGTGGCAATCGTAAGATTGAAGTTACCATTGGTGATATGGTGGCTGGTGAGATTAGACGTAATGGCTCTGGCGCTAACCAAGCTATTCGCAATACATTTAATGCAAGACCAACATTAGTAGGAAGATAATTATGGCATCATATACCTGGCCTTCAGCACTCCCAACCAGCGTTGATTCTCAGGCTTACTCTGAGGTATCAGGCGCTCTTGTATTAGTTAGTCCAATGGATGCTGGCCCAGCTAAGATGCGTTACAGAGGTCAGAAGCCAAGGCAGTTCACTGTTGATATGATAATGAACGATTCTCAAATCGCCACATTGGAAACATTTATTAATACTACATTAAGAGGTACGGCTAGGTTTGATTTTCCACACCCTAGAACTCAAACAGTTATTGAGGCGCGATTTGTTCCATCCAGCGATGGAAAGTATTTTGGCATCTCTTACTTCGCTCCTTACTTATATAGGATCTCATTCTCACTAGAGCAAATGCCATGAGTAGATTAAGTTCATTTTCACCAGCTGCTTTGAGGGCTATGTTTAGCCCTGATGGTGACGATACCCTAGCGGTATTATTAACCATCACTGGCGCAGGTATTGCTACCCCAATAAGATTGGCTGATAACTATACGCAACGTCTTAGCGCTACAGCCGATGATGTGTTGTATGGCATCAAAAGCCGTGGTAATGATTATGTGTTCTTGCCGTTTCAAATCACATTGCCGTCAGAAGAAGCTGACGCAGCGCCTCGATGCCAAATTACATTGAACGATGTAACTAGGTACCTTACACCGACAATACGGTTGGCTACTACTGCATTGAACGTGAGCATAGAACTTGTATTAACTAGGACACCTGATGTATTAGAAATTTCATTCCCAGGGTTTTTAATGAGCGGAATAACGTATAATGCTAATAGCATAGTGGCAGATTTGAATGTAGAATCTTTAGCAATTGAACCGTTCCCTGCCCATACTTTTACACCGTCTTATTTCCCAGGATTATATTAATGAAAACATGGTGGAATGATTACATTAGTCTTAAGTACCTAAAAAAAGGCCGAGATAAAGATGGCATTGATTGTTGGGGTTTGGTTAAGCTAATTTACAAAGAACAATACAATATTGATCTTCCATCTTTTTCAGATGAGTACGAGGCTGAACAGCAAACAAAAATAGAACAACTTATTGCCCTAGGTAAAGAAGGTTGGGAAAAAGTTGACACTCCTACAATTGGTGACGTTGCCCTGCTTCGTGTAAACGGTTTATTTATGCACGTTGGGGTCGTAGTATCACCCAACCAGTTTATTCACGTCAGCGAGCATACAGATACCACCATTGAGCGTTTTGACACTGGAATATGGAAGCATCGCGTTGAAGGCTTCTATCGTTACGTTGAAAAGGTTAATGTTGGTGATTTAACGCTTGCCATTAAACCCCATCCGTTAAAGACTGAGCGCATTGATGGTCAAGTTCCTGCAAACTCATCCGTTGCAGATATTATCGAGTTTGTTAAAACGCAATATCCTGTTGCTCAAGAATACAACTGTAATGCAGTTATATTTGTTAATGGTAAATTAGTTCCGCAAGAAGAATGGCATATGGTGCCATTGCCAGGTGATGTTATTCAATATCGTGCCGTTGCTGAAGGTAACGTATTAAGAATAATAGCCAGCATTGCTATTGTAGTTGCAGCGTCTTATTTTACGGCTGGCTTAGTAACTGCTGGGTATGTATCAGCAGGAGTAGCAGCTAGTGCCGTTCAAGCAGGTCTAACCGTTGTTGGTAGTTTATTATTAAATGCCATATTCCCAGTTAGGATGCCAACTCAAGAAGCCCCTGGAACTGCGTTAGCTCAGAACCTATTGCAAGGCGGTAGCAACCAAGCATCTCAATACGGTGCCATCCCTGTAGTATTGGGTCAAATGCGCTTTACAGGACTGCTAGGCGCACAGATATACGCTGAATCAAACACGGATACATCTTACCTAAGAATGTTGCTTGTGTGGGGCTACGGCCCATTGCAAGTGTCTGACATGCGTATTGGCTCAACTGACATTAATACGCTTGAGGAATTAGACCAATCCACCATTAGTGGATTTCAAGATTTAGACGAAGATTACTCATACTTCAATTCAATTTATCCCAATGATGTAGAGCAATTGGCCGTCAATGTTGAGATGGCTGCGACAGAAACTACAAAAACAATCACATCTATTGTACGAGCTACAAATGTAGTAACAGTTACTACATCTACTGAACATACATTTATTGTTGGCAACTCTGTAACCATATCAGCAGCGACTGGATTTAATGGTACATTTACTATTGCATCAACTCCAACGCTGACTACATTTACCTATGCTCAGACAGCCACAAACGCTTCAGGATCAACTGGAACTGCGTTCTCTATAGTATCCCCATTCTATGAAAAAGTAATCAACGAGCTATGCACTTCTGTAAGTGTTAATCTGCATTTCCCAAGAGGTTTAAGACGCTTACAAATGGATGGAGATGGTGCAGGTAATATTCTAGAAGAATTGTTTACTGCCGATGTTCAAGTTCGTCAATTGGACAATGAAACCTTAGCTCCATTAGAAGATTGGGATCCAGTTGAAACTAGGTTTAGACAAGCAAGTGCTACTATAGATGGGGCTTTTTTTGGCGGAAGTTCAGCATACTTTTTAACAACTCCAAACGCATGTTACAGATGGGCCTTTTTAAGTTTAGATATATTTAATAAGTTAATTGTTCGTTATGGCAGTTACTCTGAAACATCTACAGCAAATCCTAGCGGTGCTTTTTTAGATAGATTAAAAAGAACTACAAGAAATCTAAATACTACATATGAGTTATATCCAACTATTCCATCTAATGAAATAGAGCTATATAGAATTTGCATGTATGGCGCTCAAGTATTTAGTACAGAAGATAAACGTAGTTTAATATCAGGCACATACACTGGTTTAAATTTAACCGTTAGAACGGCAGATGTACCAGTAAGTTATGGCGTTGGCTTTAGCGCAACAACATCAGTTAAGCAAACTACAGCAAGCATATCTGCTGGTAGCTTAAGCAGAACAGGAAGGTCAACCACTATCTATATTGGAGTTAATGGCACTGAGTTTGTTAAACGTAAAGATGCGTTTAGTTACAATGTGTCATTCAGAGTTCCAGAAGGTAAGTATGAAGTGCGTATTCGTAGGAATACGACTACTACTGAGGAATACACTGCCAATGGTATTAAATATCAGCGCATGAGTAACTCTATCCTAACTTCAGTTACAGCTTACGGTGCTTCACGCCCAGTCAATCCGCCTAAGCCAATGGCTATGACTGCTTTAAGAATTAAAGCAACTGACCAAATTAATCAAACGCTAGAAGGTGTTTCAGCTACGGTAGTATCTATTTGTTTGGATTGGGATGCTACAAATACTGAATGGGTATTAAGGCCTACGCGCAATCCTGCTTCATTGTTTAGGTATGTATTACAACACCCTGCCAATGCACAAGCCGTGACGGATGCTCAGTTGGACTTAACTTCTATTGAAGAATGGCATGAGTATTGTGCAGAAAATGAATTTATATTTGATTATGTAGTTACAGACCAGCAAAGTTTGTTGGATGTATTGCGTGACATTTGTGCAGCAGGTCGATCATCTCCAACATTGGTAGATGGTAAGTGGACAGTCGTTACTGATAAGCCACGTACTGTGACGGCTCAGTATTTTACCCCACATAACTCATGGGGTTTTGAATCAACTAAAGCATTACCTAAGTTGCCACACGCATTTAGAGTGCCATTTAAAAATGCCAACCAAGGGTATCAGCCTGATGAATACATTGTGTACAACGATGGCTATGATGCAACCAATGCCACCTTGTTTGAGCAAATGGAGTTCCCAGGCGTAACGTCACAAGATGCTATTTTCAAACATGCAAGATTCCATTTCGCACAGATTAAACTTCGCCCAGAAACCTATACGCTTAACGCTGACATTGAGAACCTAATATGTACTCGCGGTGACTTGGTTAAAGTAAGCCATGACGTTCCTATGTGGGGATTAGGCACTGGTCGTATTGCAGAGTTCATCTCAACTACATCTATCCGCCTTGATGAAGAAATGGCAATGGATGCTAATGTGACTTACACCATCCGCATTAGATTGGAAGATGGGTCTAGCATAACACGTACAGTGGCCTCTAAGCCTTCAGATGGCTATTACGATACCATCACATTGACAAGCTCAATTACATCGACTGAGGGCGCTGTAAACAACCTATTTATGTTTGGCGAGTTAAGTAGTGATTCAGTTGATTTGATTGTGCAGAGCATTGAGCCATCAAATAACTTGTCTGCCCTTTTGACATTGGTTGATTATTCACCAGCTATTTACAATAGTGATTTAGAACCAATCCCTGAATTTAACAGCCAATTATCCTTGCCTCCATTATTGATGAAGGACATGATTACTGTTGAGCCATTGATTACTTCAGTAATTAGTGATGAAACGGTTATGTTACGCCCAGCTCCAAATCAATTTCTTTATCGGATTAAACTCTCATTTAGCAACCCTGCAACCTTGCCTTCTATTGCTAAATACCTTGAGGGTCAAATTGACTTCTCTGGTGACACAGCACTAATATGGCAAACTAGCCAATCAGCAGATATTAGAGATTCTTCTATTTATTTTACTGATGTAGAAGAAGGCTCAGAGTATCGTATTAGAGTTAGGTATGTTACTGACGATGGCAGAGCTGGCCCTTGGGCTTATGCTGATAATCATACCGTTGCAGGTAAGACAAACCCTCCTGCCGATGTAACTGGCTTAACTGCTACAGTCAGTGGCGATAAGATTAAATTAGAGTGGAATGATAACGCTGAGTTAGATTTATGGGGTTATGAAGTTCGTGACACCAACTCTGGCTGGGGAACGGATGACTATATATATCGTGGCTCATCATCTGAATGTTTAGTTGCTCCAGGTGCCATTGGCGTAATAGCAGATTACTTTGTTAAAGCACTAGATGTAATTGATTTATACAGTGTTAATGCGGCATCAGTTATTTTCACTCCATCTGCCATTCCAGCCGTATCTGCAATAAATTACACATTTGCAGACACATCACTAACTACAACATCATTAACATTGAGTTGGTCAGACGTTGCTCCTCAGTTTGGATTGAGCCATTACATTATCAGTTATGATGACGTAGTAGTTACAGCAAGAACATCCACATTAACTGTACCTGTAGATTGGGTAGGCAATAGAACATTTAGCGTTACTGTTGTAGATACTCAAAATAAGCAATCTGCTTCAACATCTGTTACTGTAACAAAAGTTATACCAAATGCACCTCCATCAAGTGCAACCGCCATAATTAATAATGCGTTGCAGTTATCATGGGCAGCTTCAGTTAGAACTACATTGCCAATAGCAGGTTATGAGTTAAGAAGTGTTAATTCGTCTTGGGGATCAGCAGGGTTCTTATTTAAAGGCAATGCTCTAAACTTTTCAGTAATACCAGCGTTAGGCTCTAACACTTGGTACGTGCGTTCGTTTGATACGGATAATAGGTATTCAACTACATCACTAGCAATAAACTATACTAGGGCCATACCAGCTCCTCCAGGTGTTCATAGTCCATCTTATACATTTGCTGATACCAGCTTAACTAATGCAACAGTAACATTAGACTGGACTGACGTATCACCTTTATTTGGCTTAGACCAATATAAGATTGCTTATGATACTGATGTAATTTACACAAAATCAAGCACGATAACGCTACCTGCTAATTGGCTTGGCGATAAAGTATTCAATGTTTACACTATTGATTTTCTTAATGGTGAATCAGATCCATTAGCCATTACAGTAACAAAACTTGCTCCAAGTCCGATAGATACATCTACTATCAAAACTCAAATTGTAGATAACAACGTATTGCTATATTGGCAGCTACCAACTAAAACATCATTACCTATTCAAGACATCTTGATTAAAAAAGGTGATGTATATGAAACTGCTGAAGAAATTGGATATAAGAATGGTACGTTTACATCGATACTAGAACTAACTGGTGGAACTTATACTTATTGGCTTGTTGTCAGAGATACGGATGCTAACCTATCTTCTCCAGTAAGCATCACATGCCAAGTTTCTCAGCCACCTGATTTCGTATTTAATGCACAATACTTCAGTACATTTAGTGGCACTAAATCATCTGCTATCAATGATGGCGGTGGATTGTTGCTTCCTGTGAATACAACAGAAACATGGACTAGTCATTTTACATCTCGCTCATGGGCTGGCCCTTCAGCACAGATAGCAGCAGATTACCCAATATTTATTCAACCTAATAATGGCACTGGGTCTTATGTTGAGGTATTTGATTACGGCACTCTCTTGGGAAGCAGCCAAATTACATTGAATACCAAAGGCGAGATAATTGCTGGAACGCCAAACATTTCATTTGATATTGGAACGTCAGATGACGGTATTACATATACTACGATAACTGGCGTTAAATCTATATTTGCTACATCGTTTAGATACGTTCAAGTAACTGTAAACGTAACGACTTCTTCAGATAAAGATTTGTATTTATTGTCATCATTAGATGCCTTATTAAGTGCAAAACTATTAACTGATGCTGGATCTGTAAATGCGGTTAGTACAGATACTGATGGAACAATAGTAAACTTCGCAAAAGAATTTATTGATATAGCAAGTATTACAGTTTCACCAAATGGCACCACATTGCTAACACCAGTCTATGATTTTAAAGATGCAATTATTACAGGTACATATTCTGTTTCATCAAATGTTGTCACTGTAAATGCAACGGCTCATGGCTTGTTGGCTGGTCAAAAAGTAAGGCTAACCTTTACAAGTGGAACTGCACCTAACGGAGTTTATACTGTTGCGTCAGTTGTTAATGCAAACCAATACACTGTGAATTTAACAACTGCTAACACAAGTGGTAATATATCAACATATCCTGAAAGTTTTAGGATATACTTATTTAATAGTGCTGGAGCTAGAACAAGTGGCTCAGTATCTTGGAATGTTAGAGGATATTAAAGATGGCAGACCATAGTAAACCAGTCAATACCAGCACGTATGCAAACTATACTGCTGAAATAGATGCTCGCTTTGATGACTTAACATTAGGATTAGATTCAGCATTAACTACGCCTACTAATCTACCAACCAATGCTATTCGTTGGAATAGTACAACATTTAAAAATCAAAGATGGAACGGCACTGCTTGGGTTGATTTTACTCGATATGACATTAACATCAATGGTACTGTCGGTGCCACCACGCCAAACACAGGCGCATTTACAGCATTAAGCTCAACTGGCAATACAACGCTTGGTGATGCCTCTGCCGACACACTAACAGTAAATGCCACCCCTACATTCAATGTAGCAATTCCAGCTGCCTCTGGCGGTACAGGGCAAAGCTCATACGCAGTCGGTGATATTGTCTATGCCTCCACTACAACTGCATTGTCAAAATTGCCTGACGTTGCTACAGGTAACGCATTAATCTCTGGTGGCGTAGGTGTTGCCCCAGCTTACGGAAAGATAGGCCTTGCTACGCATGTATCTGGAACTCTACCTACAGCTAACGGTGGTACTAACTTAACAACATTTACTTCTGGTGGCGCTCTCTACGCTACCTCTACATCAGCTTTAACTACTGGTACACTACCTGCTACTGCTGGTGGCACTGGTCAATCGTCTTATGCTGTTGGTGATTTAGTATTTGCTTCTACCTCTACCGCATTATCTAAGTTAGCCGATGTCGCTACTGGTAATGCGCTTATCTCTGGCGGTGTTGGTACTGCGCCTAGTTACGGCAAGATTGGTCTTGATACTCACGTATCAGGTACATTGCCAGCAACCAATGGCGGTACAGGAAATAATACTTATGCAATTGGTGATATATTAGTTGGCGGATCAACTAACACTTTGACTAAGGTACCTGATGTATCTATTGGTAATGCGCTACTATCAGGTGGTGTAGGCGTTGCCCCTACTTATGGTAAAGTTACATTAACTGGTCATGTTTCAGGTATTCTACCTGTATCCAGCGGTGGTACCAATACAGATACAGCAGGTATAGGTGCATTTAATAATATAACTGGTTATACTGCTAGTGGCGCTACTGGTACAACAAGTACAAACATTGTATTCTCTACATCACCAGTTTTAACAACGCCAAATATAGGCAACGCTACAGCAACAACCATAACAGCATCAGGCTTTGTTGGAACGTCTGCTACTGGTGCTATTGTTGCTCCAGTTGGTACTACTGCACAAAGACCTACTGCTGTGCAAGGCATGGTAAGATACAATACATCGGCCTTATCATTTGAAGGGTATAATGGTAGTGTTTGGGGTTCAATAGGTGGTGGCGCTAAAGGCGGCAGTAATGATGATATTTTCTATGAGAATAGTCAGATAGTTACAACAAGTTATACTATTACATCTGGTAAGTCAGCCATGTCAACTGGTGATATTACAATAGATAGTGGTGTTATAATTACCATACCCACTGGCAGCAGATGGGTTATTTTATAAGGATTAATCATGGCAGGAACGGTTATAGCAGATAGATTAGAGGCAGGTGTAGGAAGTCAGCTTGTCATTGATAACGGAGTAGCTTTAACTCCCCCTACAATCACAGATGTTAATGGTGCAGAGATTGGTACATTCTGTCGTGCTTGGGTAAACTTTAACGGTACAGGTACAATAGCAATAAGGTCTTCATTTAATGTAAGTTCTGTTGGTGATAATGGAACTGGCAATTACTCAATAAACTTTTCTAATGCTATGCCAGATATAAATTATGCTTGCCTTGGTACAGTTAATAGTATGACTGGTGTTAATGGTGCTTCAATAAATAGCACTCGTCAAAATGCTACTACTGTTGCTAACACGGTATCATCACAAAGAGTTTTTGTTTGTACTGATGCTGGTAATGTGGCAGATTCAGAGTATACCAATGTAGCAATTTTCAGATAAGGATAAATCATGGCTTCAGTAGTTATTAGTGGCGATACAAGCGGTTCGATTACACTGTCCGCACCAGCGGCAGCAGGTTCATCAACAATCACAATGCCAGTAGCAACAGGCAATGCTTTAGTGGATGTTGCAAGGTCTATAGCGAATCCTGGGTATGTAAGATTTTCTAATGGATTAATAATGCAATGGGGTACTATTTCAGTACCAGCAGGAACGGCAACTGTTACTTATCCTTTAGCTTTCCCAACTGGCACATTATCAGCACAAGTAACAATAGAACAAGCAGGTGCAACAGACTTCTTTGCTACTAAAATAGAATCTAAGTCAGCTACACAATTGGTAATAAGAAATACAGATTCACTTACTTTTACCGCCAACTGGTTTGCAATAGGTAATTAAAGGATAAATTATGGCAGTTACAATAGACGGAACAGCAAATACGGTTACAGGAAGGACTACTGGATCATTAGTACATGCAACATCTATATCAGCATCTGGGCAAACAAGTATAGATTTTACAGGCATACCAAACTGGGTTAAGCGTATTACTGTAATGTTTCAAGGGTTATCTACAAATGGTACTTCACCTTTGCGTATTCAAATTGGACTTACTACTTTAGTAACAACTGGATATGCTTGTGGAGCGATTACATACAATACAAACTCTTTAGAGGGAGCTGTAGTAACAAATGGCTTTCCTGTTGATATTGCAAATGCTGGTTCAAGTGCAACAACTGCTAGAAATGGGATGGTAACAATAACTAATCTTGGTGGAAATGTTTATGTTGCAACATCTGTTATAGGTTTTTCGGCAGGAAGTTTAATAGGCTGTAATGGTGGCGGTAGTGTTACATCTAACGGAGTTATAGATAGACTAAGTATCACAACAGTAATTGGCTCACAATTTTTTGATGCTGGATCAGTAAACATAATGTACGAATAGGATAAATTATGCAAAGAATCATATACAAAACAGATAACGGTGGGGTAGCAGTATTGATCCCTACTGCCGAGTGGTTAGAGTCACACACCATTGAGGAATTAGCAGCAAAAGATGTACCTGCTGGTGCAGAGTTCCAAATTGTAGATGCTGCAGATATTCCGTCTGACAGAACATTCCGTGAAGCATGGGAGTATGCAGCATGATTACTATTAATATAGACAAAGCTAAAGAAATTACCAAGGCAAGGCTTCGTGCAGAACGTGCGCCATTACTTCAAGAACAAGATGTGGCATTTCAAAGAGCTTTAGAATCTGGCGGTGACACAGCCGAGATCATTGCTGAAAAGCAAAGGTTGCGTGACATTACTAAAGCCGTTGATACAATAACAACTCTTGATGAGTTAAAAGCCATTTCCTGCTAACAATCTTTTAGGTATTTCATCATGGACAATCAATCAATCTTAAACATTCTCTTATCATCAGCATCACTTGTCTTGGGTTGGTTCTTACGTGAAATGTGGTCGGCAGTTAAAGAACTTAAATCTGATTTGGCTAAACTACGTGAGGAGTTGCCAAAAGATTATGTGGCTCGTGATGATTACCGCCAAGATATACGTGAAGTTAAAGAAATGTTAAACAAGTTGTTTGACAGGTTAGATAACAAGGCAGATAAATGATTAACAGTCGTTCGCTTGATGAGTTACACCCAAAAGTAAAAGCACTAGCAGAAAGATTTAAAAAAGAATGTTTAGCCGCAGGGTTTGACATTCTTATTTATTCTACATACCGAGATATAGAATCTCAAAACTTTATCTACGCCCAGGGAAGAACTGCAAAAGGCAGGATCGTAACCAATGCAAAAGGCGGTCAATCCTTTCATAATTACAGAGTTGCCTTCGATTGGGTGCCTATGCTTCACGGTAAGCCATTGTGGGATAACGATGTTATTTACGCAAAGTGTGGTAGGATAGGCGAATCAATAGGTCTTGAGTGGGCTGGAAGATGGTCTGGAAAGATAAAAGAAACCGCCCACATGCAATACACTGGCGGATTATCGTTAGCTGATTTTCAAAAAGGAAAGACACTATGAATAAATTAATAGCTTTATTTTCTGTATTTCGCAAAGGTAGAGAAGTTGCCAACCCTGAAGCATGGAAGAAAGGTCAAATTACTGGCTCAGTCATCGCAGGGTTATTGGCTGCGCTCGTGGCATTGGCTAAAGCGTTTGGCTATGAACTACCATTGTCGGATGCAGATATTCTCTCAATTGGTACTTCTATTGTTGTCATTGTCGGGTTGTTCGTCAATCCAGCTATCACTATCGCATCCACCAAAAAAATTGGTGTGTCAGCCCCACATCCAACTGGAAGTGAATCCGCAAAAAGAATTATCGGTGGCTGATTGGTATAAGATAGAACTCATTTATTTTACATTAGAATGTAAGGAGCAATAATATGTCTAGTTTCCTATTAGGTTTGTTGTCTTTCGTAATCAATCGTTTAATCGATGCCAAGTTATTTGAAATAATTAAATCATTAGTTCAGTCACAAATGGATAATGACATCCCTGGCGCTGCCAAAAAGATGGCAGTTAAGTCTGCATTAACTGAGTTAGAAGGTAACATAAAAGAGCAAATAATTAAGACTGCTCCTAATCTTTTAAACTTGGCTATTGAAGCGGCAGTGGTATTAATTAGAAAATGATAGAAGAATTAAAGCAGTTCGCAACACAAAAGCAGTGGGATTATTACGCTAAGTCTTGTGAACTGGGTTCTAATCGTTCAGCAGCAAAGTTTTTTGGTGTAACTGCCACGGTAGTTGATGTGGCTGTTAGGAGCTTGAAAGCTAAAGCCGCATTGCAAGGCTTATCACCTGAGCATGACATGACTAGACCAGTTCCCCCAGGCTACCTAGTTAAGGGCGTCAGCACTTACTATAATAAAGATGGGAAGCCATCAGGCCAATGGGTTAAGTCATCTTTAGATCAAGCTCAATTAGAACAGGTTGTTAAAGACTTCGTTATCAATCTGGCAGAAGATATTAAAGGTCTTGCTCCGCTATCACCACCTCCAAAATTAAAGCCAACTGATACGTTGACTGTTATCCCTATGGGCGATCCGCACTTTGGTTTGTATGCCTGGGCGAAAGACGCAGGGGATGACTTTGATTTAGACATTGCAGAGAAGCTAACATGCGGTGCCATAGACAGGCTCATAGCAAGCTCACCAAACACTCACACAGCCTTGTTACTAAATCTCGGTGACATGTTCCACGCGGACAACCAAAAGAACGTCACCAACTCAGGACACCAGCTCGATGTAGATGGTCGCTGGGCTAAAGTGCAGCAGATAGGTTTGCGAGCCATGATATATTGCTTGCAACGGCTGCTTGAGAAGCATCAGAAGGTTATCTTTAGAATCAATAAAGGCAACCACGATGGTCACTCATCCTATGCTTTGGCGCTTATGATTAGTTGCTACTTCCATAAAGAGAAGCGCATGGAGGTGGATCTCTCACCAGCTGTGTCTTGGTACTATCCGTTTGGCAAAGTATTGATAGGCTCTACCCATGGCGATACGGTGAAGGGTAAAGATATGATGTCTATTATGGCATCTGATATACCTGAAGAATGGGGTCGTTCTAAGTATCGCTACTGGTATGTCGGCCACGTACACCATCGTGACGTTAAAGAGTATCAGGGCGGTACGGTGGAGTATTTCAGGACACTAGCTGCTCGTGATGCCTGGCACCAAGGTCAAGGCTACCGAGCTGGTCGTGATATGTGTGCCATTGTTCTTCATAAAGAGTATGGCGAAATTGAACGCCACACTTGTGACATTGGAATGATATGAAACAGGTTGAAGCTAAAGAGATGGCTCAAACACTGATGGGTCAAACCATTGTTGGAATAGTTATAGATTACGAACAAGAAACCGTTACTTTAGAACTATCCAACTATGATTTGGAGTTTAGCGGTGATGGCCTTAGCATGAAATGCTTTGACCTAAATAAACCATTAATGAACTAATCACTCATACCCAACTGGGCCGTTCTGCCCGATGATGTCCATACGAGCCTCGTTCCAATTAAGTGGACATGACGTATAAGCGCAGTTATTGTTCTTATCGCTTAAGCTCTTTCCACAAATATCACATAGCACATCTTTCTGTCTAAATATAGTATCGAAGTTATTGTCAAATACTGACTGGTCAACACTCAATGGTCTTGGCTTAGACCCTTTGCCACCGTCACTCATCATTTGTCCTTTCAATAAAATCAATCAAGTATTCTATATACCAACGAGCCTTCTGTAAATCCTCAAGCGTATCGTTCTTTAAGCCAGCTCGTGATAGATACTTTAATGCAGTCAATCTAAGATGGCCACGGAACTCCTCTGGCGTTGCTTTGGCTTCCATGTAATCAATCGTTTCAATTCCACCAAATGTATAATGAGATGGATGGTTTACACTATCTGACATTTTTAACTCTCCGTTCATGGTCATCTGTACAATCTTTATCACAAAATCTTTTTAGCTTAGATAATTTCTCACCGCAATTTAAGCAAAAGCCAGTTGGCTCGTATTCTTTTTGATTTGCTTTGTTCCTAGCCAGCTGAATACTTAAATTAATTGATGCAGCTTCTACAGCAGACGCTCGATCTGATTCATCTGCAAATTTTTCAACTTCTTCCATATTATCCCTTTTTCTTTATTTCCATAAACTTATTGTAATGATATCGGCTTCGTACAACGCTCTTAGAGCCGATAAAACGATTGAAGTGATACCATGCCCTTACCCTGCCAATTATTTTCATCCTAATCTTCTGCCTTCGTGTATCCAATTTGTTGAGATGCCATCTTTATTGTAACTTCTGATGTCACGGCTAATTTTAGCTCTGCTTGGTTGATGAAAGTATCGAAGTATCTTAATTTTTAACTTTTTCATTTAATGGTTTTCCGTATTGTTTGTGTTTAATAAAAAGAACAATATTACATACAAGCAATTTTGCTTGTTATTCGTTAAGGACAACTACCATGTGGACTACACCAGCAGCTACTGAAATGCGTTTTGGCTTTGAAGTTACAATGTACGTAATGAACAAATAGTATATACTTTCTATATATCTACACTTTTAGTTTAACTCTAAACTGATTGTGTAGATTTAAGTAATACATCCGCCAAAACATCCGCGACTTTATCGTTCTCTTTCATCTTAGCTAGTATTAATAAGAATCGCAGTTCATCCATCTCGGCTTTAGTCATGTGTTCTTTTCCTTTAATGCGCTAAAACCATTTTTGGTCTTTAGCTCTTGTTCAATTGCACGGGCAAATTCTAAATCCCCTAACTCATAAAATGCCCCATTTCCAATAATTACTGCTATCTCATCATCACTTAATCCAACAAATTCTTTGTTTCCTTGCCATAATGGTGTAGGTAAAATTTCACAAGTTTGTATTCCATTTTTCTCATATAACACTTTTACTTTTTGTTTTACAGGTTCTTGTGCGGGCTGTGTTAGGGCTTGCTTAAATCCATCATCTTTAGCAATGCGTTCGTCTATTGTTTCTTTCCAATCCCTTGTTAATGGCTGTTCTAATGCTTCTTTACAGGCTTGCACCACTTCAGGAGGGGCATATTCATTTACCCAATCATAAGCCATCTTTAATGCTTCGTCTTTAGTCATACAGTTTTCCCTATGTAGGTAGCTTTGCTGTCATTGAACTGCACCTCTATCTGACAGTCTTGCCCTGCGTTTCCATTATAAAGTTTAACTAACCCCACACAAATGGAAACAATACAAATGAACAGCAGAGTTGCTATCACCACTGTGGCACGATCTACACTTCTATCGCCACAGTCACAGTCACGGCCTTGGTTGCAATTTTGAGAACACGGCATTATAAAATCTCCTTAATAACTCTGCCTTTGGCAGTAGGTGTGTTTGTATATCCCATAAGAAATGCCAAATTAAAGTTATTGGCATAATGCTCTGGAATCTTTATTGGATCTAATTTTTTATATGGTGACATATTATTGGCATCATATTTATTAATTGAAAAGTAAGTGTTAGTTCCTGTGCCATATTTATAGATAAGACCATCGTTTACTAACATATTAAGGCTGTATCTAACATCAGACCTAGAGAAGCCTTGATCCATTAAACTTTTTGCTGTTCTATCTGCATCACATATCTCTGCGTATAAATCAGCTCTAGCTTTAGCAGCATTAGAAATGAAAACTGGAATATCATCCATTTTTCTTAGCCTCCAATTTTAGTTTAAGTAATTCAAGTTTAGCATCTGGCATTGACATGCCTGTTTCACATCTCCACACACGAACAGTGTTAGGTTTGCAGTAAAGTAAATCAGCCACATTAGTAGCACTCAGTCGGTGTTGGTACATTACATCCATTAATTGTTGTTGGTTACGTTTCATATTCACTCCTTGTTAATGAGTTATAAATATAAATCATTTACTTTATGTCTGTCAACACATATTTGATAAAATCAACAGCTTCATCTTTACCTTTGCAAACTTGTGCATAATAGCCAGATCCGTTTAAGTAGATTATCCAGTCCAATTGCTCTGGCGATGCGGTTCCACCTTTAGTCCGCTTCATCTCAATAAATGTCTTAAGACTAGGTATCATAAGGTCAGGTACTCCAGCGGTGACACCTTCTGCCTTCATGTTCATGGCCACTACTTTGTTTCTTAATCCACCGTTGCCAATGGCAAATACTCGGTGCTGTGGGTGAGTACGCCTCATCCATTGTATAAACTCAACCTGCTCTAAATGCTCCGACTTAACCTTTTCAGCTACCATTAAAATCTCCTGTCAATTACTCGTGCGTATTTACCATCTTGCTTAAACTCAATAGCCTTTGGGCAGTTGGATTCGTTCATTGCATCACATATATCCTGCAAGGTGCTATGTGGCATAAGGTATGCACCAGACTTCTTAGCAAGTATAACCAGCGATTGCAATGCCTTTTGACCTGCCCATCCATCATGCTTTACGCATAGGTATTCTGTCACTGGCTTATCAGATAAACCACCATAATACGTCACCTTCAGCATGTCTATCCCACTCGTCTTGCTCACATGCTTTGACCATTCCCAATAATTGACATCAAACTCGGTACCTCCTTCTCCCATAATGTCATCATTACGAAGTTTCAATGGTTCTTTTTCTTCTTTAGGAAATTCCGTTCCACAGCCAGGGCATACTGGAACACTTATATGTACAATCTCATGGCAATGCTCGCACATCTTAACTGGAGCTTCTCCTGAGCCTTCTCCATGCTTCTTAGACTTATCCTCAATGTTCACGTTGGTGATTGGGCCGTGTGTTCTAACCACACCAGCAAAGTCTAATACCAAGCAGTGATCGGTATGGCTCTTAGGTCGTAGCCCACGCCCTGCCATCTGCACGTAAAGACTAGCCGATAAGGTTGGTCGAAGCATGGCAATCAAGTCAATGTCAGGGTAATCAAACCCAGTTGTTAGCACATCGCAGTTAGTGAGCGCCTTAATCTTTCCAGCTTTATACTCATCTAAAATACGCTTGCGTTCTGACTTACTTGTATTACCTGTAATACATTCTGCCACAATGTTTCTTTTGAGCAACACATCTCTAACATGATAAGCATGCTCAACACCAGCACAAAAGAATAGCCATGCTTTCCTATCCCCTGCTCGTGCAATAACTTCATCAACCACTGCATAGTTATTGGCATCGTTATCCATAGCTGCCTGTAGCTCTGATTCAATATACTCACCACCTCGCTTATGGACACCTTCTGTGGATAACTGTTTATCAGTTACCTTTGAGTTCAATCGAACAAGGTATTTCTTATATATCAACTCCTCAATGTCAACAGGCCTAATTAGAGCATCAAACAAAGCTGGCTTATCCGTAATCAAGCCATGGCCTAATCGGTATGGCGTAGCAGACAGACCAATGACACGCAGCATAGGATTAATCTCAATCAACTCTTTAATCAATGTGCGATAGCCACCCTCATCTTTATGTGACACAAGGTGACATTCGTCAATCAAAATCAAGTCAACGTGACCAATCTCATGTGATCGGTTACGCACAGACTGGATGCCAGCAAATGTAATGGCCTCACCTAGTTCACGCTTGCCGATACTGGCTGAGTATATGCCCATCGGTGCATTTGGCCAGTGGAGGCGCATCTTCTCTGCGTTCTGCTCAATCAGCTCCTTAACGTGAGTGAGCATTAACACACGAGTTTCAGGCCAGTTCTGTACTGCATCCTTACATAGTGCAGCGACAATGTGGCTCTTGCCTGATCCTGTCGGCAGCACTAGGCATGGATGGCCTTTGTTATTGGATAGCCAGGCATAGAGTTCATCTATTGAGCGTTGTTGGTATTCACGAAGCATTTTCCACCTCATTAATTCTTTCACCAATCCATTTCATAACAGGCACAGCCATGCTATTGCCCATTGCTTTGTAACGGTGGTTATCAGGAGTTTTATCAAATATATCTGTGTAGTTATCAGGGAATCCTTGCAAACGCTCACATTCAAGTGGAGTTAATCTTCTAACACGCATTTCTTTTATAAAACCACTACGCTGACTTCTAGTTAATGTGCCTGATAATTCATCTTCAAATTTCATTTCATCAGGTCTAGCATTTACATTAAATCCAACAGCTAAAGGAACATTTCCACCACCTGTACCCCAACGTCTAGTAACAGTCTGACAAGTATCTCCCATTTCTTTTACCCGACTGTCTGCAGGATGAGTTTCATAAACTACTACTGCGTTTCCCTCACTTCTTGCTGGATTGTAGCTACTGTAGCTTGAAGGGCTTTTTGTAAGGCAATTGGCAAGGTCTTTCCCCTCTTTTCCGCCCTTCTTAGTATCCCTTGACATGCTTTCGCGCTCAAATAATACTGAGGCAGCACTTCTCCAATCTCCAAGACATCCGACAACAAAGACACGTTTGCGTCTTTGTGGAACTCCGAAGTGTTGAGCGTCAAGCACTCTGTAGGCGAACCCATACCCGAGTTCAGCCAACGCCCCGAGGAAGGAACCAAAATCCCTTCCTCCATCTGAACTGAGGACACCTGGCACGTTTTCCCACACAATCCATTTTGGCTTAAAATGGTCAGCAATTCCAAGATAGATGAGTGCCAAGTTTCCACGAGGGTCTTGAAGTCCTTTTCTAAGTCCTGCGACTGAGAAAGATTGACAAGGGGTTCCTCCCACAAGAAGGTTGATTGGTTCATTTATATTCCACTCCTTATAATTTGTCATGTCACCAAAATTAGTAACATTTGGATAATGATGCGCTAATACTTGGCTTGGGAACTTCTCAATCTCTGAGAATCCAACTGGATTCCAACCCATGTCATGCCACGCAACTGTTGCTGCTTCTACTCCACTACATACGCTTAAATAGTTCATTTTCCACCTGTAATTAATTTATGTACCATGCCATTAAACCAGCGTCTGATTAAATAACTTCTAATTAAAGAAATTGCCGTAAATATCAAGCCAATATTAAATGCTTGTGTGTTTGTCACATTGAATCCAAACAAAGGAAGAATAAAAATATTTCCAGTAAAGTTTATAGAAAAACCAATAACAATATTTATTACTGATTCTATTAATGAACCTATCTTAGTCTGCATTTATAATCTTAGCCCCCATAGTTTCTCTAAGTTCTTTAGTAAAGTCGCTAGGTTCAGCGCACTCGTTAGGATTAGCTAGTATCTCGCTAGACTTAAACCCATCGGCACCATTGAGAACTTCTTTCTTGTTAATAATATAAATTGCATGCCACTCATCTTTACCTGGCTTAAACTCATACGGCACTAGCTCAGGGTGAATTACATGTGCATCACAGCCATTGTATTGAGCGTCTAATGGGATAGTGGCATCGTAGCGTGTACATGTCCAAGTGCTGTCCTCATTGGATGACACATGAGCGCAGGTTCGACAATTGGTTTCTTTAATAGCCTTGGAGCCGTGACAGAAATCGTGTGCGTCACAAAACTTACACTCGTACCAACTTGGGTCGGTGGTAAGTGGTGGGGGAAGTCTTTCCATCATCGTAATGCGATGTGCTTTAGTTACCAATTTAATGGCAAAGTCTTTATCTAACTTAACGCGCTCAGTGTAAATCTCATCGTTATCTTTACACACGGCATAGTAGAAGCCACGGTCTAGCTTTAAGCCAAGCATGTAAACCTGCATCTGAGCGTAGTGCATGGGCTTAGATTTCTGCATGCCGTTCTTAACTAAGTCATCAAATGATTTCTTGGAGTGAGTTTTGAACTCAGCCAGGTGAACTTTGTTTGGTGATTCAGGTAGGCCGCTGTGGATAATGCCATCAACGGATCCGCCAAAGTGTTTGCCAAAGTCAACCTTGTTCTGAGTGGCTCGGACATCTACACCGATACTACGCAAGTCACGTAGGATGTTGGCTTCCTCATTGTGGCCACGTCTAAACAATCGAAGCAATCTACCTTCAAATTGAGGTATGACTGCCCAGTGAAATGATAGCCATAACCACCGTTCACATGGATGCCCAATTAATGAGCAACCTAGATGCGGCCTAGGATTTTCTTTTTTATCTTCATGGAACTTATTAATTAAATTAATGGTGGTTGGCAGTAAACTCATTTTTTATTTTCAACCTCTCTCAAGTCACGCATTTCTTCATCAGTCAAAAGTTTGTAAAAGTTCTCAATTGCTTTACCTAGTTCAATGTTTGTGAACTTTTCGCTCTTGGCGTAAATATCAATAATATGTCCTAGTCTTTCATAGTATTTATCTTGCATTTTTAATTGTCCTTTTGTGTAAGCTCAATATTCTATTTGCCATATCATGGGTTAATCTTTCTTGACATAAATATTCATAGTAAAAACCTTGTCCTGCCTTTAAAGATTTATTAACGGCAAGATTACTTCCTAAAAATTCAGATAATTGTTCATACAATTTTTTAAACAATAATGCTTTGCTTCCATATATCATTGCCTTGTTATTTTGATTACTTTTATAATCAGAATTTGTGTGTAATTTTGATTTATAAACTGTTTTCATAATATATCCTCCGTAAAAAAATGGGGATGCCCTTAGCCTCACCGCTAGTGGCCGTTACCGATACCACCATCCCCAAAACCTAATTACTTCTTAGCCCATGGTGGCGCTGCTTTGCCCTCGTCTTGTGCTGGTGCTGGTGCGGCAACTTTAGGCATTGATGCGCCTTCTATTGCTTTATACCCACGTACATCATTAGTTGGCTCATAACCTTCCTGAGTGCGGATAGAAACTTTAATTTGTAATGCGCCACCAATTAGTTGGTCAGTGTCATCAACACGAGATAAACCAATTGCTCGCATGATAGAGCCTAGAGCCTGACGGCCAATTTCCTCAGCAGCAGTTGATTTGTTTTTGATGTTGATGTTGCCAAATACCACGCGGCCTTGATGTGTCGGGCCTGTAACGTCATACCTTACAGCAACGTACTGACCAGTCTTGTCTTTAGTATCACGGATCTCAGCCTTGTTGATGACTGCGTTATACCAACCTTCAGGCAGTGGGGTAAAGTCGTTCTGCTGCTCAGGTAGTGAGTTAATATCAAATGATTCGCTAAATTGTGCCATGTTATTATTCCTTAATTGTAATAGTGAATGATGGTCTGCCTGGTGTAGTTGTAATGGCTGCCATCAATGGTTTAGTAATTGCTTCGTTTGCTGCTTTCCATACTGCTGAGTTAATCTCAGCTTTCCAACGGAATAGGTCATGTAGATGTTCAGTCAACCCATTAGCAGCTGCTATGTCTTGCAGTTGCTCGGTGTCAACCTTACGGTTCATACGACCTACAATCTTAATTGCGTAACCATCATCTAGCTTGACGTTCTCAGTGCCTTCCATAGATACAGGTATGCCAATCAAACTCATTAGCTTATCCTCTACTTCACGTCTGCGCTCAGTGGCTACACGCTCGGCTTCTTTTAACTCAAGCCATACTTTTGAAAGGTCAGATAAATTATTCATCATCACTATGCTCCAAATCTTCTAAAGTAGGTGACCAGTTTGTTAATACTTTAACCATACAATAAGCATTTAATCCAATTTTATTTGCATAATTATCAAATGCTTCTTCAGTCCTAAGATTATCAATCTCTTTTTTATCTAATAATTTTCTTAAAAGAAGTTGGTAAGTTAATTGTGCAACTGTAAGTTGATCCATCACTTACCTCCAATCTTTTTAATGATTAATCCCAAATCGGGAGCTTCCCATGCGTCTAACTTGCCGCTACGGTCTTTAGCAGACCAAGAACCATCAGAATCACACATCAAAGCACGTTGCACCTTACCATCTCCGTCACGCTCAACTCGTAATGCCAATACCTCATCAAAGAAATACGGCAGCTGCTGACCTGTCTTATTGCCTGGCATCGATGGGGCATACATTATCTTACCCATTTCATCCTGTGACTTCTCCAATTTGGCACTCATGTACACATTTCGGTTAGGAATGTCACGGAAGGCACGAATAATGTCAGACATCTGTTCTTGCATAGCACCGTAAGCAGCGCGTGGATCTTTAGTTAGTTTGCGCTCGTAGTTCAACACCACCTCAGCAATCTCACTAATAGAATCCAATGCAACGGATTCAAACTCCAAACCTTCTTTAGATTCTGTCAGCCATGCGTAGGCTTCTTTAAGTTCTTCCATTGAGGAAATCTCAACGTATGGAAGATCTGCGTCTTGGATGGATAACAAACCACCTTCAGCAGATAGTACGATTGGTTTAGGTAAAGTAGGAATCAGGGATGTTTTCCCAGCTCCTGCCTGACCGTACACTAATAACTTCACGCCATTTGTATGTAGCGAAGAAGTGGATTTAAGGCTAATAGCCATTTTATTTCTCCTATGTAAGCCTCGGTCTGAACAATTCAATTTGAGGCAGTGGTTGTATATTAATATAATTTAGTTTATGCTGTCAACACTAAACGCAAATTTATTTACACAGAAAGGAAACTTTATGACACTTAGTGATGTAAGAGAACGACTTAAGGACTCTAATTTAATGGCCGTATCTAAGGCTGCTGGGGTACATTACAACGCCTTGTATCGTTTAATGAACGAGTCAACTAATCCACAATATGAAACTGTCCAAAAATTAATATCATACTTAGAGGCCACTCATGGGTAACATCACAAACATTATTGGTAGCTTTACGCCACCAGTAGAAAAGATTATTAAGCCGGCAGATCAGCAATTAATTGATTCAATGATAGAGCATGGATTAACGCCACCTCGACATATATTAATAGATGGTAAGGTTCATCGCTTCTGCACTAGCGGTAAGAAAGGTGACAGTGGTTGGTACATTGTATTTAGTGATGGCGTACCAGCAGGTCGGTTCGGTGATTGGCGGACAGGCATTGAGGTATCTTTTCGAGCAGACATTGGCAGATCGCTTACCATGGTTGAGGAGATGGCGAATACACGGAGGATGGTAGAAGCTCGCGCACTGCGTGAAGAAGAAGAAAAGCGTAAGCACGAATTGGCTGCCAATACAGTTGAACATATATGGTCTGGCGGTATGCACGCTGAGGCTGAACATTCTTATTTAAAGAAAAAAGGTATATATAGTCACGGTGCCAGGGTAACAGGCGATGGCCGTTTAATGTTGCCATTGTTTAACGAGGAAGGGAAACTTTCATCTATACAATATATAGGTGAGGATGGCGATAAGAAATACCATGCAGGTGGCGCAACGTCAGAGTGCTATTGGTCACTGGGTGAGCCTGGTAAGGTTATTTACATCGCAGAAGGTTTTGCTACTGCTGCCACTATCTTTGAGAATACCAACGAGCATACTATCGTAGCGTACAGCGCATCGAACTTGGTGCCTGTGACACGTATCATCCGTGAAAAGTTTGGTGCCATGCAAGAGATTGTGATTGTGGCAGACAATGATGTATCAGGGGTGGGTCAGAAATACGCAGACCAAGCTAGTGCTAAGTATGGCGCTAAGGTAATTGTTCCGCCTGAGATTGGTGATGCTAATGACTATCTATTAGGTGGCGGTAACTTATCAGCCCTACTTAATCCGCCTCAAGAAGAATGGTTGATGGCTGCCGATCACTTCTCACAAAAGGCTTCTCCTATCTCATGGCTAGTGAAGAACTGGTTGCAAGATAATGCCTTGGTCATGGTTCATGGGCCTAGTGGTGGCGGTAAGACATTCGTGGTCTTGGATTGGTGCATGAGCATGGCTGGTGGATTAGATGATTGGGCAGGTAATAAGGTTAAGCAAGCAACTGTTGTTTACCTAGCTGGTGAAGGACATGCAGGTCTTAGAGGTCGTATCGCAGCATGGAAACAAAAGCGTAAGATTAAGAAGCTGGCCATGTGGGTATCTAAGTCAGGCTGCGACCTCAACACGCCACAAGGTTATCAACAAGTGTGTGAGCAATTACGTAGCATGAAAATAAAGCCTAACGTCATTGTAGTTGATACATTGCATAGGTTCTTGAAAGGTGATGAGAACAGCGCACAGGACACTAAGACCATGCTAGACGCTTGTGCAGCTCTTATGATGGAGTTTAACTGTACGGTTATCCTAGTGCATCACACTGGCGTATCCGAAGAAGCACAGCATCGTGCAAGGGGTTCTAGTGCATGGCGCGGTGCCTTAGAGATTGAGATTAGCATTGTTCCAGGCAAAGGTGATTCTCCTATGGAAATTATCCAACGTAAGTCTAAAGATTCTGAGTTGGCGGAACCTTTGTATTGCACACTAGAGAAAGTTGAGATAGAGGGGTGGCTAGATGAAGATGGCGAACCTGTTAGTTCTGCCGTTATAGAATTTGCTGAGGCTCCTGTAAAGGCTAAGAAAGAATCCAATGTTGATAAGAACTTAAGAATATTTAAAAGTGCTTGGTGGCGAGCAGAGGCAGAGGTAGGGGTAGGGGGTATGCCTGTTATCTCACGTTCTGCTTTGATTCAGTATTTGGTTGATGAAGGTCTTTATGCTGAAAAAGCAATAAGAAATCAGATGACACCATCAAAGCATAATGGGTTTATAGGAACTTTAGTTGTTCCAGAACTAATTAAAGCTAACTTTGTAAACGGTGAAATTCGAGAGTTTGAAGTAATCAATCCTGAGTTATCTGCGGTAATGTTAATGGCAAAAAAAGAAGGTGTAAATGCGTAACCTGCGTAACCTGGTTACGGTAAGTTACAGGTTACGAAAAGGGGCAAAAGTATTTATATTAGCGTAACCTGCGTAACCCCACTCTTAAGAGTGGGTTACAGGTTACACATAAATGCAGGAGATTTTGGTGACATGATTTTGAAAAAGGGAAACTTTGTATTTTATGGATAAGAAAGAAATTTTAATTTTAGTTTTGGCTGCAATAGCTGACATCGTTTTGATCGTCAACGTCATCCACCACTGGTGAAATAATTATTTTGGTTTGGAATTTATTTTAGGGAAACTTTTGAAAAGGGAAACTTTGTGTTTTTGTAGAAAAGGTCAAAAATCAACCCAGTTTGGTGGATTTGCTGAAAAAATAGGCAGATGTTCAATTTTTGCGTAAAAAATAGGCAATTGTTTAAACAATGTATAGACAAAATGAATAATTGCCTAAAAAATAGGCAAAATGTAATAAAAGCGCCTAAAAAGCGCTTTTTTTTCGCCTATTCCTATAAATATATATATCTAAAAAAATACTTGTTGCAATTTATAAATACATGGGATTATAATTACGCAACGGCAAAATAAGCCGCTTAACTTGAAAGGGTAAAAAATGAGCTTAAATTTTTTAAAATCAAAATACAGTATGACAACAATCGAAGCGCTAGTTTTTATGGATTATCAAAGCGGCTCAATTATTGATTGTGACATGAGCAGTTTTTTAATACGCGCTTTGCATAAAATATCTAACGAGGTGTAAAAAAATGATAATGCACGATTATAAAAACGTAAAAACTGAAAGCGAAAAATTAAGCGCATGCGATTATCTAGCCGCGCTTGGTTTTATTCTAACGATCATTGTTTTAATTTTTATCGCAACACTTTAAGGGGTTAAAAATGAAAAAAGTATTTTCTAGCAATTCAGAACTAATTCACGTATGGGCTAATAATAACGAGCCTGAAGTATATAAAAGAGCAAATTCTGTTTCATGCCAATTTGAGCGCTTATATTCATATAACACGGCCATTGCTGAATTATATGGCGATAATCATGTAATTTTTAATAGTCACTCTTATAGTGTTAGCACTAGCAAGCATCAATCGCTCGCTCGCTCGGCTATACATGGCCGCGAGTGCATAAGCCTAGATATTAGCCGCTATAACCTTAACACTTTAATTTTTGGCCAAAATGATTTTAACGAGGTTATAGTTAAGCATAACGAGGCCAAGGCTGCTGAGTGGCTAGTTAAGGCCTCGCGCTCTAAAAAATACGCTCAATTATATAATGGCATTGCTCTATCGATTTTTAGCAGCTTAAAATCCTATGCTGATTTATTTGGCTTAACTTATGAAACAAGTATTAGTGACATTGATATTTTAAGAAGCGATGCACTCGAAGCCGAGAAAAAACAGAAGGCGCTCGATAAAATCAGAAAAGCCGAGAAAATAGCCGAGCAAGCCGAGGCGCTTATCAAATGGCGGGCGGGCGAAAATGTATATCACAATTTTGAAGTTACGGCCTTAAGAGTTTACGGCGATGAAGTTCAGACTAGCCGAGGCGCTAGAATCCCGCTTGCTGAAGCTGTAAGAGCTTGGCCATTATTGCAAAAAATAGCCACAAGTGGCGAAGCCTTAAGGCCTGATAATATGCGCTTAGGCTATTATCAAGTTAGCAGCATTAGCAGCGAGGCCTTAATTGTGGGCTGTCATAACATACCAATGGCCGAAGTTTTAAAAGTGGCTAGTGCTTTAAATCTTAATTAATGGAGGCTTCATTATGAAACGATACGAAGTGCGAGAATTTAATTTATGTGGAGGTTATGCTAATAACTGGAGCGATGATAACGGGCCGAGTTACTTTGAAACATACGAAGCCGCGCTTGCCGAGCTAAATTATTTTATAGCTGAATGTGAAGAAGAAGTATTAAGCGGCAATATGCCTGATGCACCTGATTTTGATGATTTTATAATTGTGGAGGTATTAGAATGAATAATTTTGACATTAGCAGCTCAGGCGAAAATATAGAGTTTTTTTGCTCTTATGATTCAGATTTAGCTCAAATTTTATATGATGAATTTGAAAGCGAAAATACTCGGCTAAGTTTTGGCCGCGATAATAGCCTCTTTTTACTTGGTGATGCTTCAGCGCCATACTATAAAAAATCACAATTTACCACTATGTCAAAAAAAGATATTTTTGAGTTATGGCTTTTATATGATTTTGGCAACAATGTTTCAATCAATGATTATCTAGCGCATGAATATATCAGTGACTTATTAGCCGTGACAATCGAGCAGCATTATCAGCAATTAATAGCCAATTACACTTGGCATGATATAAGCGAGCATATAACTCACGATTATTTTATAAGCCGAGGCTATTCACAAGGCGATGCTGTATATATTGTAAGCATTGATAAGCCTATCGATAACGGCTTAAGGCGCTATATAGATAACATTTTATGGGATGCACCTATATATATTTACGCTAATATAAACGGCTTAGAATTTGAAAGCGATGATTTTCTAGCCGATTGTTTTGAGTATGATAAAAATGTAATATATGAAAAAATCTATAATTTTAATATAAGCACTTATGCCAAAAAATGGCTTTGCGATAATTTGCCTGATTTGCCGAGTTACTAGCTATGGTTCTATACGCGCTTAGGTTCATATTTTTAATTCTTTTTAAATCAATATGCTTCATTCTCTTAGTGTTTATCGCTTTTCTTAATCTACCAGAATAAACAATTAAACCAGCTTAGGCTGGTTTTTTTGTATCTGTTACAATGGCGCGCATGTTTAAAGCAAGCGCATACCATTATCTATACAATTCTAGCCAATGGCATAAGATCCGCCATTATCAGTTACAATCTAGCCCGCTTTGCGCCCTATGCGAAGCGCAAGGCATAACACAAGCGGCCACTATTGTGGATCATGTGAAGCCACACCGAGGCAATAAAGAGCTTTTCTTTAATGCTGCTAACTTACAATCGTTATGCAAGCCTTGCCACGATAAGCACAAGCGCATTAAAGAATTGCGCGGGATAATGGGCGGCCATGATCTTAGCGGCTTGCCGCTCGATAGCGCCTCGCATTGGTTCAAATAAAAGCGCCATACCATGCCACAATAAAAGCGCCATATTCACAAGCCACTATAAGCGCATTTTAAGCCGTTTTAAGCCGTTTTAATTCTAACCTATGCACTGCTATGGCCGCGATTTTTGCGCCTTGCTATGGCCTCAGCAGGTATGCCAAAATGGAGGGGCTGGGCGCAAAGTAAAATATTTTTTCCACTTACTAC